AATCGCATCATATAAGGAGTTGGTATTAATCTTTCAACTGTATAGTTTTTGCCTTGATAGTTAAGATATTCTTCGTTTTCTGAATCATATGCACGTTCTCTTATATTTGTTTTGCGTGTATAAGTAGCATCAGCCAAACGATCTTTATCAAGTTCTAATCCAGTTAAGTACACAGCTATTCTAGGTACAGTTGGAAGTTTATTTTCACTGTTTTCTCTAATAATACTTGCTACCTGTCTAGTTAAATCCCCGTAAGTAACTGGGACGTCTTTAACTGCACCTTTACCATCTTTCACTGGAAAGTTACTTAGTATGCGCATCATTTGCGTAGTGTATCTTCTTATTTGGCCGTCGTAAAAATGTAACATTAATTATCCGCCGTTGGTTTTTTTGGCCTAAGTGCCTTTGATAGACTTTGTCTTTCTTCAACTTGTTCGCCGTCTATATTACTTGTTGCAGTATTGTTGATAAACGAGGACTTGTAAGTTCTGCGTTCTAGCGTATTGCTTAGATCCATTCTTAAATTGTCTTCTATCTTTATCCAACGCAAGCCGTCAAATTTAAACATTCTATTTGGAAAAAAATCTGTACGCAAAAAATAATCTCCGTCTGCATTATCTCTAGGAAATTGTATACCAAAACCAAACGGAGATCCATTTGGCGCATTGCCATCGCCATAGTTAACAAGGTATCCTGAATATCCTGCTCTATCAGGTCTGTCTGCTATTTCATCTGCATTAATGTTAATGTTGCTTGCATCTAAGTCAGTTTCATCTGCTGTTTGTAGTGCAATATTGCCGTTATCGTCAGTTGCTATAGAATAATAATGACTAGTGTCAAAACCACTTTTAGGAGCGTCTGCTTCTGCTTGTGCAACTACTGCACTATTAATTTGCATTTCTTTTTCATAAGTAGATAATACATCTCTTAATGTTGTATCAGAATCTTCTGATACAGGAAGATCAAGTATTTCTGCATATTCTTGTCCGTCATAAATTTGTTTTAATTTCAGTCTATATAAATGTGGATACCTTGTTTGACTAAATCCTTCTGCGGCCCGGTTTACATCCTCTACAACATAAAACCGTTTAAGTGAAACATCGTAATCATTTAATGCATATTCGTCTTTTAAATGCGGCAATTCAATTACATCGCCGCTCATAATTTTTCTGCCTAATGTCTTTACACTGCTATTAATCGGTATAGTCATAAACAATGTATCATTACTTAAAAATAACCCAAATTGTGATAGGTCAAAATCAATATCCTGTACATTATAAATGCCGCGCATTGTATAAACATCAGGATCGTATTTTCTATCTCTATTTTCTAAGAATAACAAATCTTGTATATTTGTTTCTTTAACAGCATCGTACTCAGGTTGTACAGCACTACGGTCATCTGCACTAGGTGTATCAGTACCTAAGTATTTGTGTATGTTAATATCAGTGCCGCCAATGGTAAACATTTCTTGGATTTGCTTGTCCAAAAAGTAATAGTCATTGCCGCGTTCGGGTTTATATAATGATAGTCTTGGCATATACATATTTATCGCCAACGATAAATACTATTGGAGAAACTCATATGGCAGATTTAGCAACACAAAAACAAGAAGTATTTGATTATGTTAATACTTTCCTCGGCGGAGGAATGGTAGACGTTGAATTAGATCCTATTCATTATCAAACTGCATTAACTAAAGCATTAACAAAATTCAGACAACGCAGTGATAATAGTGTTGAAGAATCATATATGTTTTTAACAACAGTAGTAGATCAAAACGAATACGTACTACCGAGTGAAGTAATCGAAGTGCGTAAACTATTCCGCAGGAGTATTGGCTCAAGGACCGGAGGCGGAGACGGCGGCAGTATGTTCGAACCGTTCAACTTAGCTTACACAAATACATATCTATTGTCTAGTAGCAAAATGGGCGGTTTAGCAACATACGATTTATTTTCACAACATCAAGAGCTGGTAGGTAGGATGTTTGGGTCATTTATCGAATTTAAATGGAATACCACAACTAAAAAATTAACACTATTACAACGCCCAAGAGCTGAAGAAGAATTGCTGCTATATGTTTACAATTATCGTCCTGATGCAGAATTACTTAGTGACTATCTAGCTGTGCAATGGATTAAAGATTATACATTAGCAGCCTGTAAATATATGCTAGGTGAAGCACGTTCAAAGTTTGCTACTGTTGCTGGTCCACAAGGTGGTTCAACACTTAATGGTGATGCACTAAAAGCAGAAGCACAAGCTGAAATGGAAAAATTAGAATCTGAAATATCATTACAAGTAGGCGGCGGCGTTGGCTACGGATTTTTAATCGGATAAAAACACTTGACAATATATTAAATTTTTGTTATAATATAAATTATATTATGTGGAGATTTTATGTTACCTAAATTATTAGTAATTGGCCATGGTCGACATGGCAAAGATACAGTTTGTGAAATACTAGAAAAAAATTACGGTTATAGTTTTGAGAGCAGTAGCCGATTTTGTTCAAAACTTTTTATCTTTGATATGCTGAAAGACAAATATGGTTATTCTAACGAAGAAGAATGCTATGCTGATAGACACAATCATCGTGCTGAGTGGTATGACGCAATCTGCGATTATAATGAAAGAGATGCAGCAACATTAGGTAGAGAAATATTTAAAGAACATGATATCTATTGCGGACTGCGTAACAAACGCGAATTCTTTGCTATGAAAAATACTAATGTTTTTGATTATGCAATTTGGGTAGATAGATCAGATCATTTGCCGCCCGAAGCAAAAGATTCAATGAGCTTAGAACAATGGATGGCAGATTTTACTATTGATAATAATAGAGACTTAGATCAATTAATGTTCAATACATATCAGTTAATAGAACATCTAAAAGTCCGGAGTTAAATCTCCTTGCTTCCAGCGTATACCTTCTTTTTGCACAATGCGTTGACAATTAGCGCATATAGTTTTTAAATTATTTGGTCTACAATTTTCTAAATTTCCGTCAACATGAAATACATTAAATTGTTCCGGATACTTAGATTTAAACCCACATTTTTCACATACAGTTTTTTTAACGTATCCTCTTTGCTCCCATAAAGGAATACCGTGTCCTGCACCATTGCGTAAACATTGCTCGCATTTTTTACGGTAATATGTCCTACCATCTTTCTTGTAATTAATAGCAGCCGGTCTTTTACCGCATACACATAAAGGTCTCATACTGTATTTAGCTCACCTTTTTGGTACCTTTTTTAGGTGTGTATTGCAGGTGTTTTATTAATTAAATGGTAAATATACATATAGAACAACTAGTCATCCAAATAGGAGAAATAACATGGCATTAGTATCACCAGGCGTAGAAGTCAGTGTAATTGACGAATCATTCTACACCCCAGCAGCTGGCGGCACTGTACCTATGATTTTTGTAGCAACTGCTAGTAATAAACTTTCAAGCAGTGGCACAGGAACAGCATCAGGTACAACTAAAGCGAACGCTGGTCAACCTTACTTAATCACCAGTCAGCGAGAGCTTGGTGAAACATTTGGCGATCCATTATTTTATAGTGACGCCTCGGGCAATATGATCCACGGTGGAGAGCTTAACGAATACGGACTACAAGCTGCTTATTCGTCATTAGGCGTTTCAAATCGTGCATATGTAGTTAGAGCAGATATTGACTTAGCTGAATTAGAAGCAAGTGCAACAGCACCAGGCGGCGCCCCAGCAGATGGTGCATGGTGGTTAGACACGCTTGCAAGTGAATTTGGTATTTTAGAATGGAACGGCGCAGCAATTACAACTGTAGGCGGACAAACATTTGCAAGTAAAACACACATTGCTATTACATCAAGTGATGACTTAGATGGTAGTGATTTACCTAAACAATCAATTGGTGCTATTGGAGATTATGCTATTGATCATTCAAGCAATGATAATAGAGTATTTTATAAGTCACCAGGTTACGGTGCATCACAAGCAACAAGAACAGCAAATGCAGGCAAATGGGTTGCACTTGGAAGTAACGAATGGGCAGATAGTTATCCAGCAGCAACAGGCTCTAATGCGCCAGCAGCCGTTGATGCTTCACATACAATCGTACTAAATGGTGTTTCAGTCGTTGCTGGCGGTACAACATTTACCGATGTAGTAACAGCAATTAATGCAGCGGCGGTAACAGGTATAAATGCCGCGCTAATTGATAGCAGAATTAAAATTTATGTAGATGCTACAGCAATTGCTGACGAAGGCGGCGTAGGCACTACAGCTACAGGAACAGTTAGTATTGCAGAAGGCACCGGAACACTAGTAGCAAACTTAGGTTTAACAGCTGGAACATACTCTGCACCAAGAGTGCAAATTGCTCCACACACAAGCGTACCAACTTTTAAGTCTTCAGACACGTCACCTGCACCAACAGGCAGTGTTTGGCTTAAAACTACACAACCAAATGGCGGCGCAAACATTAGTGTAAAACAATATTCAGCAGCAGGAGCTGTTTGGAACAAAGTTGTAACACCAATTTTTAGTAGACCTGAGCAAGCAATTTACGGTTTAGATCCAACAGGCGGCGGTACAAACATCACTGTTGATTCTTTGTTTGCAGACGTTAATGTTAACGGTACTACACCACCAATTGGAGATTTTAAAATATATCGTAGAAGTGCAATTGGAGCAACTGTAATTACTAGTGCTAAAGTTTCATCAACAGGTATTACAGCAGCTACATATACATTTACTATTGCAGAAACAACAGCAGCTTCAGCTAGTAAAACATCAGCAGTCACAGTAAGCGTTACAACTACTGCTGACATTGCTGATGCAGATACATTAGCTGGTCAAATTAACGCAGCAGGATTAACAAATGTTATTGCTGTAGTTGATGCACAAAACCGTGTACAGATTTCACACAAGTTAGGCGGTGAAATTGACTTAGTTGATACCGATGGCGGCTTAGAACTATTTGGCTTTAGTGCAAGTGCAGGCGGAACAACTAACTTGTATTTTGCTCCAGGCACAACAGCAGCTACATCACCAAAGCAGTTTGTAGCTTCAAACTGGGCACCATTAACTTATACTGCTTCAAATAGCGCACCATTGAGCTTAACAGCACAAGGCGCACTATGGTACAATTCAATTGTTGACGAAGTTGACATTATGGTACACAATGGTGAAACTTGGGTAGGTCTTGCATATGACGGAGCGTCAGGTGAAAGCTCAATTGCAAGTCCATTTAGTGGTACAGATCCAGAAGGTCCAATTGTATCAGCAGCTGAACCAAAAACACAAGCAGACGGTGTATCAGCACTAGTAACAGGTGATATTTGGATTAGCACAGCAAGCGTAGAAAACTATCCAGTAATTTACAAATACAATGCAACTATTGCTGCAACAGGAGCAAGTGGTTGGATTTTAGTTGATAAAGCAGATCAAACTACTGAAGATGGAATTTTGTTTGGTGATGCTCGCTATGGCGACACTGGTGGTACAACATTAGTAGCACCAAATGCAACTATTGCAGAAATGATTACTAGCGATTATTTAGATCCAGATGCTCCAGATCCTGCATTATATCCAAGAGGTATGTTGCTATGGAACACACGTAGAAGTGGTTTCAATGTCAAACGTTTTGAGCGTAACTACGTAGACACTAATGGAACTAACGGACGTTATGGAGATCTAAGCATGAGCAATTATTATCCACATCGTTGGGTAACAGACTCAGGCAATAACGAAGACGGTTCAGGAACATTTGGACGTCATGCACAACGCAAGAGTGTTGTACAAGCATTACAAGCACTAGTAAACAGTAACCAAGAGATACGTGACGAAGAATCACGTCAGTTTAACTTAATGGCAACACCAGGTTATCCTGAACTAATTGGTGAAATGATTACACTAAACACTGATAGACGTTTAACATCGTTTGTAGTTGGTGATACACCATTCCGTTTAACACCAGACGCAACTTCATTAAATGAATGGGCATCAAACGTTAAACTTGCTGTTGAAGACAACGACAATGGTGCAGTGAGCTTTGACGAGTATATGGCTATGTATTATGGTTCAGGCTTCACAAGTGACAACTTTGGTAATAACATTGTTGTTCCTCCAAGCCACATGGCACTACGTACTATTATACTTAACGACCAAGTTGCGTTCCCCTGGTTTGCTCCAGCAGGTACAAGACGAGGCGGTGTAAGCAACGCAACAAGCTCAGGTTATATTAATAGCGAAGGAGAGTTTGTTTCAGTAGCACTAAACACAGGACAGCGTGATACACTATATTCAAATAAAATTAATCCAATTACATTCTTAAGTGGTGCAGGATTAGTAGTATTTGGGCAAAAGACTCGTGCAAGAAATGCAAGTGCATTGGATAGAGTTAACGTAGCACGTTTGACTGTTTACTTACGTGGACAACTTGAACTATTGGCAAAACCATACTTGTTTGAACCAAATGACAAGATTACACGTGACCAAATTAAAGCAGCGGCAGATGCACTGTTATTAGAATTGGTAGCACTAAGAGCTGTTTACGATTACTTGGTTGTATGTGATGAATCAAATAACACAGCAGCTAGAATTGATCGTAACGAGCTTTATTTAGATGTAGCTATTGAACCAGTTAAGGCGATTGAATTTATTTACATTCCGCTAAGACTTAAGAATACTGGGGAGATTGCTGCACTAGGATAATATGCGCACTTTATGGGTGGATGAAATACTCCACCCAAAACAGCATAAATACATGTGTAACAGGAGATTAAAAAATGCCAATCACAACACTACAAAATATTAGTATTCCTACAGAGGGTGCTGGATCAAACTCATCTTTATTGATGCCTAAATTACAGTATCGTTTTAGAGTATTATTAGATAATTTTGGTACTACTGGTGGACCAGACGGTACTAGAGAAATTTCAAGACAAGTGGTAGACGTAACTCGTCCTAACTTATCTTTTGAACAAATGACAATTGATGCTTATAACTCAAGAACATATCTTGCAGGCAAGCACACATGGGAACCAGTTACGCTTACATTGCGTGAAGATGCAAACAACAACGTACAAAAAATTGTTGGTCAGCAACTTCAAAGACAATTTGACTTCTTTGAGCAGCAAAGTGCTGTGTCAAGTGGTTCGTACAAATTCCAAACTAGAATTGAAATCCTAGACGGTGGTAATGGTACAGACGGAGCAAATGTAATTGATAGATTCCAACTAGTAGGATGTTATATCGAATCAGCAAACTACAATACATTAGCATATGCTACTAGTGATGCAGTAACTACTTCATTAACAATCCGTTATGATAACGCTGTACAATTCGGTGGCGATGATATCACTGGTATCGGTGAGTCTGTTGCAAGAGCTACTACAGGCGCTATTGGCGGAACAACAGTTTCTAACTAAACTAGTTTCAACGATTGGCATTATAAAAAGCGAGGATTGGTTAACGTCAATTCTCGCTTTTCTTTATATACGCACTTAATCTATAAGGATAAATATTTACATGAGTAATTTAAAAGATGCATTCCTTTTTAATTTAACTGCGGGCACACATTTGCGCGATGCGCAACATGCGCACAAGATTTATACCAATAGTAATTTTACTTTTGCCCCCAAACAAAAGTACATGTATCATGTGGTATTTCAACCAAATGCA